AAAAGACAAACATGCTATTCTAGTAGATGATATTGTAGACTCAGGCGGAACATTATGCAATGCGGCCAAGGCGATTATGGACGCAGGTGCTAGTAGTGTTCGTGCTTATATCACACATGGTGTATTAAGTAACGATGCATGTCAAAAAGTTGAGAAGAGTGTACTCAGTGAATTAGTAGTTACAGATACTATTCCTAATCGTTGTCCTAAGAACTGTAAGAAAACAAGACAAGTAAGTGTTAGTAATCTATTTGGTGAAGCAATACGCAGAGTTACCAATGAAGAATCAGTAAGTAGTTTGTTTGTATAATGGATAGATGGGAAGTACAAGACTTTAGACCAAAGAAACCAATACCAAGTTGGACTGAATGGATCTGGCCAGCAGACCAGGCTATGTTTATACTATGGCGAATATTCTTTTGGACCGTAGTAATTCCGTTTATTCTATTTGGTGCAGTACTAACTCCTATAGGATTATTAATACAAGTTCTCATAGTAGACTACTTTACATATCTTCAGTGGAAGAACCAACAGTAATAAATACATATAGCATAGCAAAGGAGACAATGAATTGTCTGATGTACTTGTACTCAATGCAGACGCACAACCATTATCATATCTACCACTGTCAGCAATTCAATGGAAAGAAGCAATAACTTATCTATGGATGGATAAAGTTACAGTATTAGATTGGTATGATGATTGGATTGTAAGTTCCCCTACTTGGGAAACTCGTGTGCCGGCTGTGATTATGCTAAAGCAACATCAACGCAAACGGCGGAAGCCTCGCTTCTCTAAAGTAAACTTATACATTCGTGACTTATACACTTGCCAATACTGCGACATACAATTAATTAAAAAAGAACTTACCCTTGATCATGTTATACCTTTGAGTAAAGGTGGACGGACGTCTTGGGAAAACATTGTTGCGGCTTGTATGCCCTGTAACACTCGTAAGGGTAACAAAACTGTAATGAAACCTAAACGTGAACCATATGCTCCAGACTATTATGATCTAGTTAGCAAACGTAAACAAATGGAACTAAAGATCAAACACCCCTCCTGGACCAACTACATATAATAGCAGTAGTTAATTACACAACTCCAAGCCATTAAATAAGAGTGTAAATATATTTACACCTAACAGGGAGGGCTATGGATTTTCGTTTTACATTGTTACTACTATTTGCTCTTGCCATGTTAGCCTTATTCGTTAAGCCAGGACATGTTCCACAAGATAAAAAAATTTACGATGCAGACGAAAAGGCTTGGAACGAAGTCGACGAATTAATGAACAAATAAGAATGCCCCCGAACACTTCCGAGTGTTCAGAAAGCCCTCTACAATGATGTAGGGGGTTTTCTTTTATTAAAGTTTAATTTCTGTTAGACCATTTTCCCTATCAAGGTATTTAAAATCTATCTTAGTAGGGTTATATTTTTGTAACCAATCAAATACTACATTAGGATCAAACACTCCGCAAGTATACACATCAAGTTGTATCATAGCAGGATCTGTTTCGTCCCATGTGTGTATTATAACATGACTAGTTTCTATAATAGTAGCAACAGTCAACCCTCTATTACCTTTCATATTACAATATTTGGCATATGGTCCCATTAGGATCTTCATACCTATTGCCTCTATCAAGGCTTTCACATCATTACTTGTAAGGGTTTCATCTGTTGGCGGATTAGTAACTTCCGCTCGAATTATCACATGTTTGTGAACTAACTGCATTTATGTCAGAGTTATTTATAACAAAGTTCTAATAAATACTCATATTACTGAGAGGGAAAACGATGATACCAGAACAAGGGATTATGACTATGAACTTCAAGCAAAGAAGTTTATTGTTTGCGAAAATAAGCCAAATTGCTTACTTAAATAAAGCCAGTGCTACAAAGCAGGCTAAAAAATTAGGTTTTACAACTGTAGAGTACTACGATGTAAAAGGAGCTCAATCTTACCGTTTTATGAACAAACGTGATTTAGTTGTAGCTTGTCGAGGAACAGAACCAACACAATACGCAGACATCAAAGCTGATGCTAATGCGTTACCAGTTATAGCAGAAACAGTTAGTAGAGTACACAAAGGATTCAAAGGGCAAGTAGATGAGCTATGGCCAGCTATTAGAGAAGACTTAACTCGTACACAAAATAAAAATAAAGACGTGTGGTTTACAGGACACAGTTTAGGAGCGGCAATGGCAACTATTATGGCTAGTCGTTGTTTGTACTTTGAACTAGTGCCTAACCCAGAAGAACTTTACACATATGGATCACCAAGAGTAGGTTGGACAGGGTATGTTAATAGTTTAGGTATCACCCATCATCGTTGGAAGAACAATAACGATATAGTAACAACTGTTCCTCTTGCCATTATGGGTTTCAAACACCACGGAACTATGCACTACCTAAACAGTTATGGTAATGTACGTAAACCTACTGGGTGGCAAATGGTTAAAGATAGATTACGTGGCATGTGGTCAGGTATTAAAAAAGGTCAAATAGATAATTTTTCAGATCATTTGATACACAACTATATTGATCATTTAGAAAACTTTGCTAAAGGTAAAGAGAACCCACAAAAATAAAATATGACTCGTAAAACAAATACCATGCTGATAGGTCTACTTGGTACTATCCTGCTAGGCTTAGCTTCATGGACATTGATTACATTGATGGAGTTACAGATACTAGTTAGTATGATTGAACAAGACCTAATAAGTATTGACAAACAGTTTGGTCGTGTGTACAACTTTATAGATAGTATTAGACAACGTTAAGTTGGCATAGGTGGAGGGAATCGAACCCCCAATAACTGATTTGGAATCAGTTGTGTTACCATTACACCACACCCATAAAAAAAGCCCCTAATAAAATTAATTACTAGGGGCTTCGCAATATAACTTTTTTTAGAAAGTCACATCAAGACATACCCCTCAAGGGCCAACATAATTGTGTTCTGATAGTCTTTGACATGTTTGAAATGTTCCTGTGTTCTAAGTTATACATATAATATAACATCTGTATTTAGTGTTGTCAACCTTTTATTTGGCTCTGGGGGAAGGATTCGAACCTCCACGATAAATAATTTGCTGTCATTCATCACACGAGAAACAATCGTGCGTGTCTACCATTTCACCACCCCAGATTATTCTTATACTTTGTTGATCTTTTCTAGTGCAGGAATCATACGTGTTACACCTATGCCTCCGCCTACTCTTTGAAAGAAGTCAAACTCTAAAAACTTTTCTAGTTCTGCTTCTACTCTTTCCTTACCAAACAGTTTGAATAGTAACTCTGCATACTCTCCGTCTACAATACTGTGGAATGTATCACGCATCATATCAACATCACATGAACGTTCTGCTGATCCTATTGTTTCCATACCACCTAAGATAACGTCCATCTTCTTTGCAGTTTCGCCGTCATCGTTTCTAGCCATGTTCCAGAAAGGTGATGTTAGTTCAGGGAAGTTTGTAATAAGTGTTTGACCAAACTCTTTTTCCATTGCAAGTTCGTGTTGTGCTTCCATCTCTGTATCAGCACTTAGTCCAAAGTGTTGTTGCCATTCAGCATAGGTCTTTTCTGTAATGTTGCCAAAGCCTAAGTATTCACATAGTTCATACTCCATTGCTTTTAGATCATCTACATTGCCTGGCATCTCAAATTCAAACATTGGAAATATTATATCATGTCTGCCTGGTATTGCATTAGGCTCTTGTCTATAGGAAGTGGAGACACAAAAAAACCCCTTACTATCGGGGCTACTTAATAATTCATGTTCTAACCACATCTGGCCTGTTTGCGGCAATGGCCAAGTGTTGCCTGCGTATTGGTATGTTGCTACATTGAATGGATCTTCACATGCGGCAAGTATGCTTAGTCTGTTTTGGGTATGGACTTCTAAGAATCCTTTGTCCAAAAAAAATGACCTTAAAAGGCCAATTGTGTTTGTAAATTTTTGTGGGGATATTAACTGCGTCATTTTCTTTTTTTCCTTTTCATTAGTCAAAAAAAATTTGCTCAACTAGTGCCGAGCTTAATCTTCCTTCTCGTTATTTATCCTTGCGGATGCTTTTACACCACAATGCGGACAATGGAAGGAGTAACGCTCAATACGTAACTTTTCTTCCATTGTCGCATATGTGAACCAGTTGTTGCAACTAGTACAAGTCAAATGCCAAATTATTTCTTTGACTGCATTAAACATTGTGTATATTTATTCGCCTAGTCCTAAGCAAGGAATAAGGATAGATTGTTTACAGTTATCTGGATAAGCAATCGCTGACCCAAGTATAGGCATACCAACCATACCAATAATGATAATCAAGAACGCCCAGCCTAAGCCTTTAGTTGTGCAATAGTTTTCACTCATGCTCGCCACCGTAACCACGTGAGTTGATTCCGTTGTCTCTACGGAATGCTGTCGGATTGCGTTTGGCTGTTTCAAATGTTGCTACTGTAATTGCAACTGCGGCAAGTAATAATGCATGTAACACCATGCTCATAATTCCTACCCACATGCTACCTACTATAATAGCAAATACAATACACCACATCCATGCAAGGACTTGCATAATCATATGTCGTGTGCTAAAGTCTGGAATTGCACTTAGTGGATTACGTTCGTGATCCATTACTACATTCCAACAGTTATATACCCATTCTCTCATTGATACTACCTTTCTAAATATTATCTTTGTAGGATAGTGAGCGTCTACATCATCACGATATTCAATTGCATCGTGTAGGTCATGAAACTGTTGTGATACTTTACGGTTTTTAAACCATGCTGTGACCTTATACATTGACGTTTTGCTCTCTATTGTTTGACTTACTCTACTAATATAGCACAGGGCTATTAGGTTGTCAACCTTTTTTATTGGTAGTCCCAAGGGGAGTCGAACCCCTCTTTTCGGGATGAAAACCCGATGTCCTAACCGATAGACGATGGGACCAATGGTGCCGGCACACGGACTCGAACCGCGGACCTACTGATTACAAATCAGTTGCTCTACCAACTGAGCTATGCCGGCCTTGGAGCGGGTGAGGGGAATCGAACCCCTATCATTAGCTTGGAAGGCTAAGGTCTTACCATTACACAACACCCGCTTCAGTGTTTAATATACATACTATATAGCAGGTGTTCGGCTTAGTCAATCTCTTTATGAACAAGTTTGTTAATTTCTTTACTAAATACAACATAGGAACTGGATAATATGAGAAAACGTACAAGATCAATACTAGAAGAACTTAGTAGCTTTAGACAAACTACGGATAACGATGCACTCGTACAAACTACGGGCAATAATCTTATTGAAAGTTCTATTAACTTACTCAATCGCATTGCAGAACAATACGATGCTGAAACTGCTTCGGACTTAGAAAGACGATTCATTAACAGTATACGTAGCGGAGACCCTCGCAAGTTTAAACGTGGTGTAGATAAAATTGTTGAAACACGCAACAAAAAGGATACAAGCAATGATTCTTAATGAAGGTGGAAACATATTCAAAGATCCAGAAACTAAAGAACCTGTAACACAGCGTATCAATCAAGCTGATGTTGATCCTACACTTGCATGGTTAGAAAAGATTACAGGACTACCACACAAAGATTTTAAATTAGGTAGTACAGGAATTAGAAGTACAAGTGGCGATATGGATATTGCTGTTAACCAAGACGAAGTTACCAAAGACGAAATGGTTGCTAAACTTGCGGCGTGGGTACAAAAGAATCATCCAGGAGATGATCTTAAAAAGTGGATTAGAAAGAGTGGCATCAACGTACACTTCCTAACTCCAATCAATGGCAACCCTGAAGAAGGCTATGTACAAACAGACTTGATGTTTGGCGAGCCTGAGTTCATGAAGTTCGCACTCAAAGGCAGTGGCGACAACACTCCATACAAAGGACAACATAGAATGATCCTTATTAGCAGTATTGCTAAAGCACAAGGATACAAGTTTAGTAGTGGCGCAGGATTAGTAGATAGAATTACAAATCAAACTATATCAAAGAACCCAGATGAGATTGCAAAAACATTAATGGGTGATACTGCTACTGCAAAAGATATGGATAGTGTTGAAACAATTATTGCAAAGATTAAAACAGATCCTAACTACGAAAACTTAATTAAAGACGCTAGAGATAATTTCGAAAAGAACGGACTAGAGTTACCCAAATGAGATTTAACGAAATAATAAACGAAGCAGAAGCTCGAATACAACATGCTGAAGACTTAATCTTCTTCCATGGTAGTGCAGGTGCCAAACGTGCATTGGATTCAATTGCCAGCATGGGTACAGGAGGACACACCAGTGCAACAATTAAATGGGACGGATCTCCCGCAGTCATTTTTGGCCGCGATGAAAATGGAGAGTTCATACTTACAGACAAGTCAGGCTTTGGTGCAAAAGGATACGACGGCAAATCAAAAAGTGCTGATGACCTTGAACAAATGTTCCTCAACCGTAGTGGTGGAAAGAACAGAGATAAACCAGGCTATGTAGCATTCGCAGGTAGAATGAAAGCTCTGTTTCCTATTGCAGAAAAAGCTGTTCCAATTGAACACAGAGGATTCTTTAAAGGCGACATGCTTTACTTTGATACACCAACTAACAACAAAGGCGTATTACAGTTTACTCCTAACACAGTAACTTACACAGTACAAGCAGACAGCGATGTAGGTAAGAAGATACTAGCAAGTCAGGCTGGTGTAGTTATTCACAGAGTAGTAGATGCAGAAGGTGCTGAAAGTCCTTTAAAAGATTACGACATGTTTCAAGGATCAAAGCTATTAGTGTTACCTCCAGTGGTTGCACAAACAGCTCCAGAAGTTGATCTAACTAAACTAAAAAGTTTACAAGGTATTGTTGCTAAGAATGGTCCTGCTATTGATAGTCTACTAGACACAGCTACATTACAGCAGATGCAAGTTAGTGACTTTGCACAAATACTTTATGCTTATACAAATAGTAAAGTAGATTCAGGACTAGCTAACTTAGGTAAAGACTTTGTACAATGGTTAACATCTAGTAAAGTATCTAAGAAGAAACAAGCAAAGATTATTGATTATATTAAAACGCACATGAAGGCGTTTCAGGCAATGTGGCAAACTGTTTCAGGGATAATGGAAGTCAAGGACGACATTATTACACAAATGGAAAGCAAACAAACAGACATTAAGGCATCTATCGCAGGTAAGCCAGGAGGCGAGGGCTATGTTTTAGCTAACCCAGGTGGCGATATTAAACTAGTAAACCGCTCTGAATTTAGTAAAGCTAACAGAGCAATTAAACGGGAGAGCAAAAATGAAAGCATCTGATTTTGATAGCGACTTCGCTGATATGAAAAAGGGTTTTGACCCAGCGGACGACGATAATGCAGATATGGATAAAGAATTTAAGCAAATGCCAATGATTACACAGATTGGTAAGATTTTAGATTCAAGAGGTAACCCTAATCCAGTTACACATTTAACAAGTGAAACTGGCAAGAAATACAAAGCTAGTGTTACACATGCACAAACACTTAAAATGATGTTAACAACTGATGCAGTTAAACCTGCAATCAAACGTGAGTTTACATTAGACATTGCACAAGACGAACTGTTAGGTAAAATGTTAAGTGCTAAGAGTCAAGAAGAAATGGTCAACATCTTTAAAGACAAGTACATGAAAGATGGTGGCAACACAGAACGCAGAAGTAATTACGCATAATGGAACTTAACTTTTTAACAGAACTACACGAAGCGAGGATGACTCGCAACACGTCTGATAACTCTAAATTAAGTTATACAGATTGTTGTGAGCGTCTTTACTTGATGACATTAGTATTAGAACTGTTAAGAAAGTTTTCAGAGTTCAATGGCACCGTAGCAGGATACGCAACAAAGACTACACAGAATCAAAACTATAGACAGTTTAGGATGCATGGCACTGATCTCTATAACTTAATATATTTTGTTAGTGGAGACGATGATGCGTTAATGAAACTTAAAGACTTTGAAAGTGCAAAGAAAGTTAGAGCTAGTACATTTTTACCTGTAATGGGATTAAACAGATGGCTAATAACTTTAAAAGGTACAAGCAAACTATCAGGTAGTGACATGCTTATGTCAATTGAACGTGCTTGTAAAATTACTAATACTGATTACAAAACAATTAGACGAGCAGTAACTAATTGGGATAGGCTTAGTGGCGCAGATAAAAAGAAGTGGGTAACTAAACTATTACTTGCTTCAAGAGCTAAACTTCGTAACAGTGATATTATTATGTACATTGAGGAACTAGCAAGAAAAGCTAACCTTGAAGATACTAAAGTAAAAGACAACGAGCCTACAGTAAGTATGCCAGACATAGTACCAACTACTGCACAAGACCTAGCACTATACAGATACATTGTTGGTGCAAAGAACGTAATGGGAACTAAGAAGTTTTTAGATGCGGCAAAGAAAGGTCAAAGTATGTCACCTGCATTTGTTAAAGCATATCTACCAGCAGTAGAATTGCTAGACGATATTGTTAAAGCAGGCCCAGGATACATACAAATGCTACGAGCATTGCAAAAAAGAGCTAAAAACAGCCGATAATCCACCCATTTTCCTAAAACGGATAAATAAAAGTAACCACAATACACGAGAAAAAGTGTGTGGCCATTAGAGCCGAGGGAAACCTCATTTATAACATAGGAGAAATAAAATGGCTGGAGTAGCAAGAACAACTGGACTAGGACATGCACACGCAACGTTATATAGTACAGCAAATTTAGGATTTTACGTAGTAGACGCAGGAGCTTCATTAGCAGGCGAAGGCGGAATTGGTAAAGCATTAGAACTAATTGCACAAGCAATTAACCCAATCGCAATGAACAGTGAAGGTACTGCTGGATTGTTAAACATCGTAGTTGACGACACACAGTGGGACGCGGCTTCTTTACAAGCGGCAATCAGACACTTAGGTGCGGCGGCTGGATCAGGCGACTATGACGCGACTGGTGCAACTGTAACTGCAGGTGGACAATTCATCGTAAGTGCATAATAGTACTAACGTAAATTAAAACTTAGAAAGGGCTCAGTTTTTACTGGGCCCTTTTTTTATGGCCATAAATAGATGCATGGACACATTCATCATTGAAACACTTGTAGACATAACCAATACTGGATTGAACAAGTTCAAAACTGAAGATCGTCATTTGATTAATCAACAGTCTAACTGGAATACAGCACAGCAAGTTATGAGTATGAGAGCAAACATATACTTTGATACAAAGCCCACAGTTGAAAAAAGAGATATTAAAGACTTTGGTACAGCGTTTAAGGGCAAACATAATGTATGGTCGTTTCGTTTTGATGTTGAACAAGAAGGTGCCCTAAGTGTTGATGCACTAATAGATGACTTTGATCTAATACCAGTTATACCAGGGTTAGATAGCACAATTACGATAAATAATAGTGCGTTTAGAACTAAAGATTCAGAGCGTATTAATATTATTTTTAAAGTAGTAGATAAAGACATATAGACTACCAATAAATACTATAGTAAAAAGGCACATATAACATCTCGCATATAAACACATTAGGCTAACAGAAAAGTTTACTAATCACCATTTGAGCAATGGGTTTAAAGGATAGAACATATGGCAACGCCGTTAGAAAAAAAGAACTTAGAAGCACACGTTGATTTGTGCGAACAAAGGTATATACGTTTAGAAGCACGTCTAGCCAGCGTTGAAGATAAGCTAGAACATGTTCATAGCGATATTACACATGGCAACAAAGCTATGTTTAAAGTTTTAATTGGTGCAACAGGAACTATTGTTGCAGGACTACTTAGTACTATTGTAGTCATACTAATGAACTTTACCAACTAATTACACTTCCCTACTTACATAGATAAATACACGTATGCTGATACGTGAAGTCACATCAATAGACGAAAAACAAATTTGGGCACGTTCTGGAAAGAAAGTAGTCCGCAAGTACCGTTGTACCCAAGGTCCTCGTAAAGGACGTATAGTGAAAAAGATGTCGCAATGTTTTGCGGCACCTAATATTAAAGCAAGAATTAACATGAAACGCTTACGAGCTAAGATAGGCGGCAAGATGATGCGTAAGGCTCGCAGAACTAAACGTGTTAATCCTGTTTCACGCAGAGTCCAGGCGTTAAATAAAGCAGGACGCAGAAGATGAAGATAGCAGAGATTAAAGAAGGTGTTATCGGCATATGGGGCAAAACAAAAGGTAAGTTAGTACGTAAATACAGATGTACAAGCGGAACACGTAAAGGACGTATTGTTGCTAAGCCGGCAACTTGTAACGCAACTAAAAGAGTTTCAAGTGCGTTAAATATTAAACGTGCTAAGGCTAAGAAGGCTAGTGTAATGCAAGTCAGATCCTCTCGTACTAAACGTGCAAGTGGATTAAGTAAGAGAGTTGCTGGGGCAAATAAGCCACAGTCACAAGCAAGGTATAAAAAGCCTACAAGAAAAAAGAGTTTTAAAAAGAGATCTAAATAATGAGAGCAGACGAGTTTACAAAACCAAAACAAGAACAACAGGTTGTTGAAGTAGTTCCGGCTATTGCGGCGGCAGTTGGTAGAGTCGGTGCTTCAATGGGTACAGCGGCCGCGAAGGCTGGAATGAGAGTTGCTACTGCTGGAATGAAAGCAGGTGCTAAAGCTGGAGCCAATCTAGCTAAAGGTGCAGGTAAAGCGGCAATGAAATCAATTGGCAAGGCACAAGCTAACATATCAAAGAGCATACTTAAAAAAGGTGCCAAGTTAGCAATGCCAACACAAGGGCCAGGTGGCAAAGAACAAGAATTTGATATAGATGACGTACAAGGCGATCAAGTCATCTTAAAGAATCCAAAACCAAAAGCAGGTGAACCACAGTCGTTTGTCTATAACAAAAAAGACTTAGACGATGTAGTAAAGCAAAAAGCTGATGCAATAGCACAAATGGGTAAAAGTTAATGAAACTAAAACAAGTGCTAGAGGGATTTACAATACAAGTAAGCAATGAAGAGCAAGAGATTCTAAATAGAATGACTCATATTACTCCTCTCAATGCTTTTCCTCAGAGGGAACAATTTATTATTGAGAATTTGATTAGAAAAGCGTTGGTGACAAAAGTTGCTAACAATGGTATGACAATGGTGATCGCAAATGAACTCGAAACGTATAATTGAAGATTTAGATAGTATCATGGAAGAAGGGCTTAACAGAGTCCATGTTCCATATGCAAAGGGTAAGAGTGTTCGTATAAAGAACACAGTGATTAGACAGACGAAACAAGGATTTTTAGTGTTTGACGTAAAGACACATACAAGAGTAGCAGAAACATTTAGTAAGCGTGGAGCCATTGCCTTTGCAAAAGCTCGTGCTAAAGGATATGATGCGAAGTGTAGTGAAATACTAAATTTAGATGCAGGATTAAGCAAACATTACATGGATAGCTTGTTCCATAAGCATAGCATTGAACAAACAGACGACGAAATGCGTAAAATGGCGTTAGAAACTAGGTTTGAGATAGCAAAAGACCGTACTTTTCAATATATGGACCAAATCGACAGGTTCATCTTTAACGAAGAATGATAAATAATATTAATGTAAGGAACAACTGATATGAAACTTAACGATTTGAAAAAACCTTTGACAGCTAATGCTTTAAATGAAAGCCTAGCTAAAACTTTTGGAACAAGAATTGCTCTTGATAAATTTACTGTGGAGCAACTAGAAGATGCACGTAATAAATTACGTACACAACTAAGCCAAGTTGAAACAAGCGAACAGTTTGAAAGCGTACATTCAAGTGACACATATCAGAAAGCTAAAATGTTCCTAGACGTTATCAACCAAGAGATGCTTGAAAGAGAAGAAACTGCTAACGAAGCAAAACCAGACTTTTTAGATTTAGACAAAGACGGCGACAAGAAAGAGCCAATGAAGAAAGCCGCAAAAGAAAAAGGCGATTCAAAAGATTCAGACTCAAAAGGCTTATCAGCAAAACAAAAGAAACTTCCAGCAGGCTTACAAAAAGCTATTGCTAAGAAAACTAACGAAGATGCAGAAGAAGGCAAAATGCCATCAAAAGCACACATTATGAAAATGTGTAAAGATGGTAAGAGTGCAGAAGAAATTTGTAAAATGCATCCAGACTGTGATCCAGTAAAAATAAAAGCAATGATCAAAGACTGTAAATCAGAAATGAACGAAGCTCTTGATAAATTAATTGAAGGTGCAGAAGAAGCGGCAACTTTAGTTATGGCGGCCAAAGACATGGTAGACAGAGTTACAGGTTGGATGGAAGACACAGCAGAAATGCAAACAGAAAGTATGCTAGAACTAGGCGACAAAATTAGAGACGAGATGGGTTCAGAAGCATCTGAAACATTTATTGGAACTGTAAAACCAGCACTAGAAAATCTTTACACAGTATTTGAAACAACCAGAGAAGCATTAACAGGTGGCGTAGCTATCGTAACAGGCGAAGGCGCACCAGAGACTATGGGAACAGACATTGAGGCTCCTGCAGAGGACCCAGCTATGGAACCAACAGTTGACCAAGACGCCGATGCTGAAGCACCAGTAGATGATGAATTTGGAGCAAGTGAACCTGCAACAGGCGGAGAAGAAATTGCGGACAGAGGTAAACGAGAAAGTGTTTTACGCTCACGCAGATTAGCTCAGTTATTAACTGATTCAAAAAAAAAGGTAGTACCTCAAGCAAAAAAGTAGCTGAGGCTTCCAATTCAGACACCAAGTCTTCCTTAATAAACGTATTTAGAAATGTGATAGGTAGTGCCGATACACAAGATCAGCCTGCCTATCTTTCATTTGATGCAATGAACACTATCATGAAGAACTTAAAAAAGCCACAGTTTGATTACGATGGCTTTAAAAGAATTTATGATGAGAATCCAGAGATACAACCATTAATTAAAAACTTTGACGCTAAAGGTATTACACTTTACACAAAGAAACAAGCACCTAGCGATGCACCTAAAGGTCAAAAGACTGATGGCAAAGTAGATAAAATGGCTCAACGTGCAACATCAAAAGCAACTGCATAACAAAAACCACTTGACATCGTAGAACACTTCCTGTATACTATATAATGTATAGGAGGAAAGTATGAGTGAAGTATCTATTGTACCTAATTTAGTTTGGAAATATAATTATACCCCGGGCTTTGATGTACAAGCATTTAAAGACTACCAATCTACAGAAGCACAGCTAAACCCAACAGAAGCTGATGGTGGCCTGAGTACAGCAGGACATTTAAACCCTCCCCACGAATGGGAATGTAACAGAGATTTTATGATGTGGTTACGTCCAAAGATTGATATAGCACTAGCTGAATGGGACGTAGACTACACAGACGTTATTGCTACAGGTAGTTGGACTAATCTACATCAAAAGAACGCACACACATTACCACATGATCATGGCAATGCAAATGTAGTAGTGTCTGCATATGTAAAAGTACCACCTAAAAGTGGTAACATACAGTTTGAACAGTTACTAAGAACTAACTGGACAGCATATTCACGTAAGCCAACTAATACAATACACGATTATTGGAAAGAAGTAAGTGTACAAACTAATGACGTTGTAATATTTCCAGGTTGGCTAACACACAAAACACAAGCAAGTAACAGTGATGAAGATAGGATCACATTTACTATTAATGTTAACGGCAGAGATAGGAGAAACATACAACTATGACCCAACGTATGGACTTAGGCACACTAATGAGTGCAAGTAATCAATGGATAATAGATATTAAATGTCCTTTCCACGAACAGTTTTTACAGCTATTTGAAAATAGCAAGTTTAGAGGTGAAGACCAAAGTAACGTTAAAACAACATTCAATGGTTACCAATATGATATTACTCCTCCTAGCTTACCTGCATGGGGCGGCAAAGTTGTAAGGTCAGATAAGATGAATGCTGATACACCTGAACAACAAGGCTTTCCAAGTAGTAAACTTCTTAAAGAAACAAGATTCGAACCATCAGTACAATCAAACTTTCCACCTATAGACAAAGAAAAGTTTGATAACATTGATTGGAAACACCTAATGGAATGGGTAATGAAAGTTGTTAGACGCAACGGCGTTCCTGTTAAAACTATTAAAGTAAGTAAGACTTGGTGTGTTGATTACAATGATGGAGGCTACCAAGCAATACACAATCACGGAAGTGCATGTATTAGTATGGTAATGGCTATGGACGACACTCCTGTTAACGATAGTGACCATAAGACTATGTCACCTGACAACGGTATGCTTTACACACTAATGCCTAATCCAGATGGCACACAAGAATACAATCAATTTGCACCTTACCCAGGCAGAACAATTCTTATGGACGGCAGAGTGTGGCACGGAGTTTATCCTTGCAAAGCACCAAGACGCACTTGGGTAGTTGACTTTGACTTTGAATACTTTGCACCAGACGAGGAGTTTGATCCTAATGAGTGAAACATGTGAAACATGTCGTATTGCAGTAGGCAAGGACGGCATTGAAATAGATGCAAGCCAAGGTGACTTAGCCGTAGAAGCACTAGTACTAACTGTGATAGTGTTTGTGATAGCTATATTATATGTAGGCAAGAAAGCCGTAGATAAGAAATTTAAGTAATGGATACAGTATACACAGGATACAACCAAGCAATAATTGAAACTCACTATGACGGATGGAAAGTTGTACACCAACAGGCAAATAAAAATGTTATAGAAGTTAAAGAATATCCTAGACGAATACAAAGCACGATTGACCCTATGTGTTTTGTAGGTATGGAAAACTGGGTTAGAGACAAAATGAATGAACATGACATACCCGTAAAGAAAGTAACAGTAGACGAAAGCTGGTTGCACAATTATAAACCATACGAGTATCAAAGTGTACACAATCATACAGGCAAACCTAATCTAGTTAGTTTAGTAATGTATGCACAAGATTTAGAATTAGATCTACCAAACGATAATTCAGGTTCGTTATACACGATTATCGCAGAACGAGATCTTACCCTTAGTATTAATGAAATAGTACCTACACCAGGTAAGACAGTACTAATGACAGGCAACGTTAATCATGGAACATATCCTTATCACAACATAAGGAGTGCATTGGTTATCAATTTTGTAACAGAATGGCTAGAGCCAGAGGAAGAAACTAAATGAGTTTAATAACTGAACAATACCCTTATAAAGAATTAAAAAGAGAAAGCGTAAACGGTAAACGTTTGTACGCTTGTCCAGATGGCAACCATGTAGCAAGTGTTACAACAATCCTTAGTAAAACGAAGGATATGACGCATTTAAACGCATGGCGTAAACGTGTTGGAGAAAAGAAAGCACAGGAGATTGTAACTGAGGCCGCTAGTGTTGGTACACGTATGCACAAGTTTTTAGAAGATTATATCTTAGATGGTGAATGGCCACAACCAGGCAGTAACCCTTACAGTCAACAAGCAAACAAGATGGGTGAACAAATCCGTGATAATGCTATGGTTGATGTAGATGCTATATGGGGTACAGAAGTGATGCTTTATCACCCTCAAATCTACGCAGGAACGACTGATCTCGTAGGAACATACAAAGGCCAGCCCTGTATTATGGACTTTAAGCAATCTAACAAGCCTAAGAAGAAAGAATGGATTGAAGATTACTATTTGCAGTTAACAGCCTATGCCCTAGCACATAACGAAATATACGGCACAGACATCAAAGAAGGGCATGTATTTGTATGCTGTCGCGACTTAACGTATCAGCAGTTTGATCTATGGCCAGACGAATTTAAAGAGTGGGAATCTAAGTGGTGGGACCGTGTGTATCAATATTATGACTCCATGAAGTGATAAATACTTGTAGCAAATTAGGAGAAATATAGTGGCGATTGTACAAATTTCACGTATACAGGTTAGACGCGGACAGAAGAATGCAGGTACTGGCATACCGCAATTAGCTGGCGGTGAGTTTGGTTGGGCTGTAGATGCTAGAGAACTTTACATTGGTAACGGTTCTGTATCAGAAGGTGCACCAGCAGTAGGTAATACAAAGATTATTACTCAACATGATAACTTGTTTACTTTCGCGGACACATACAAATATAAAGCAACTGATGATACATTACAAACAGGTGCTACTGCTACGACTCCAGTTACTAGAACACTACAAGACAGACTAGACGAAACAGTAAATGTATTGTCGTTTGGTGCATTAGGTGATGGATCAGATCAAACAGTAATTCTACAAAGAGCTATTGATCAGTTATATCTAAACAACGCATCAAAAGGAAGTGTTGCAAGTAGAGTAACATTATACTTTCCAGCAGGTAATTACACATTATCAAATAGTTTAAAAATTCCACCACATGCTACACTAGTTGGTGAAGGCAGTGAAAGAACAATTATTACACAGACTGGTGCATATCCAATTATGGAAACTGTTAATAGCACAAGTACTCCAGGTACATATGCCAGTGATGCAACTAGCTCATTTAATAATCAAGCACAAGACATTAAGATGTCAGGCTTTACATTAGTACAACAAACTGTTAACACAGGACTATCGTTAACTAGTTGTAGAAACAGTATGTTTGAAGACATTGCTATCAAAGGAACTTGGACGTCAGGTACAGTAGCAACAGCAACACAAGTTGGTATACTTTTAAACAGTTTATCAACAGCAGTAAGTTCAAACAATAATACGTTTACTAACTGTAGTATGCAAGGACATACATACGGTGTGTTTAGTGACTTTGATATTAAAGAAAATACATTTAGTAACACAACATTCCAAACTTTAGACAGAGGTGTAGTGTTTGGACAAGGAACTACTATTGGTGCTCAAGGACAATTAACAGGTCCACAGAACAATACAGTTACTAACAGCACATTTACAGACATTGACGAATACGGTATATTTGTTAACAAGGGCAACTACAATAGAAGCTCACATAACTCATTTACTAGTGTTGGTAACAATGGTGGAGCAAATTCAAATGCTTCATTTGCTATCATTAAGTTTACAGACGGTACTGCATTAACTAATAGCAGTGACGGTGACTTCTTTGATAGAACAGCAGATTTGACATACAATCAAACATTAATTTCAGGCTACAAATATGTACCAGAAGTTGAAGGACCAGGATTATTTAAAAATGACTTTTCATATAGAATTCCTGTAGCACAACAAAACACATTTGTAAGAGTATTAAAGTGTAGTGGCGAAGTTAGTAAGAATGTACAAATTGCTTATGTATACAAGTCAACAGCCGTTAACGCAATTAGAGAAGGTGTACTTAACATTTTTGTTAACCTTGCAGACGGTACTACACAAACAACAGACGAGTTTACATTTTTAGGAACTGATGCTTACAGACCTAATTTAGAATTTCAGACAGCGTTAGCTGATGAGGATGGAGATGCAACTAACGAAACAATAGTTGTGCAGATGAAGAATACAACAACTAGTGATACAGGATCAATATCCTTTAACGTTACGTATAAGACTTAATGCAAGAATTAAATTTTGAGAGCAGGCTCTTTGACTGGTCTAGATTTAGAAAGAAACTAGAAACAAGTAATAAGCCCTTCCAGGATGCAATCTCCTACTACGATCGACACGAACGCTGTAAATTAAGCATTGATCCTTGGGATCGTACAACATGGCCTGGACCATGGGAGATATTACTCCAAAATAAAATTTGTGACTTGACACATAGCTTGGCTGTGTGTTATACTTTACAATTAACTGATAGGTTTTCCCAGAGTGATTTTGAGATACATATCAGTACAGATAGAACAAGTGAGGTATTTTTTTATCCTGTATTCGTAGATAACCATGTATTGTGTTATGAGTTTGATGAGGTTTGCCAAAGAGCAGATTTACCAACAGAATTTATATCACAACGCATATATCGAATGCCCCGGCTACAATAAATACACTTACATTAAAATATTAAAGATTAAAGATTAGGAGATAGAGAATGACAAACGGCTTGGGAATCCAAATCCAAAAAAGAGATGGGTCAAGTGTACCACTAGACATCGATAAAATACACTTTGTGGTAGAAGAAGCATGTGAAGGACTAGCAGGAGTTAGTTCTAGTCAAATTGAAATGAGTGCAAACATTCAGTTTTATGACAACATGAGTACAGCAGAAATTCAAGAAATCTTAGTTAAGAGTGCGAACGATTTAATTACATTAGAAAATCCAAACTATCAGTTTGTTGCGGCACGTTTACTATTATACCCAATCTACAAAGAGTCATTTGGTCAATACAATCCTATTCCTTTAATCGATGTAATCAAACGTAATATTGACCGTGGTGTGTATGATAGTGCTATACTAGAAAAATACACAGAAGACGAACTTTCAACCTTAAACAAATACATTAAGCATAAACGTGATGAGAACTTTACGTATGCAGGACTTCGTCAAGTAGTTGACAAGTACCTTGTACAAGATAGAAGTAGTGGCGACATTTATGAATCTCCACAAATGATGTACATGATGATTGCGGCAACTCTATTTGCAGAATATCCTGCACAGTCACGTATGCAATATGTAAGGAGATATTACGATGCGACCTCCCTTTTTAAAATCAATATCCCGACGCCCGTTATGGCCGGCGTCCGCACACCTCTTAGACAATTTGCTTCTTGCGTACTTGTTGATAGCGATGATACCCTTAATTCCATTTTTAGTTCTGATATGGCTATTGGGCGTTATACCGCACAAAGAGCAGGAATAGGAATTAACGCAGGACGTATTAGAGCAGTAAACAGTAAAATTAGAGGTGGAGAAGTAGCACACACAGGTGTTGTCCCGTTCTTAAAAAAGTTTGAAGCAACAGTACGTTGTTGTACACAGAATGGTGTACGTGGTGGTAGTGCAACTACACACTTCCCAATATGGCATTACGAAATTGAAGACATTCTTGTGCTAAAGAATAACAAAGGTACAGAGGATAACAGAGTACGTAAGTTAGATTATTCAATTCAACTTAATAAATTAATGTATGAAAGATTATTATCCGGCGGCGACATAACTTTATTCTCGCCACACGAAGTGCCAGACTTATACGAAGCATTTTATTCAGACCAAGATAAGTTTGCAGAGTTGTATACAAAATATGAACGTAATAAATCATTACGTACTAAAACTATTTCGGCAATGGATTTATTTTCTGCGTTGATCAAAGAACGTGCAGAAACAGGACGTATCTATATTATGAACGTCGACCATGCTAATACTCACAGTTCATTTAAAGATACAGTATACATGAGTAACTTGTGTCAAGAGATTACATTACCAACTAAGCCACTACAACACATTGATGATCCAGAAGGTGAAATTGCATTGTGTATTCTTAGTGCTATTAACGTAGGTAAACTTAATAACTTAGACGAACTAGAAGACTTATGTGATATGGCAGTAAGAGCATTAGATGAAATTATTGAATATCAACACTATCCAATTTTAGCCGCAGAGAAAAGTACTAAAGCAAGACGTAGCTTAGGTGTAGGTTACATTGGACTAGCACATTACCTAGCTAAGAATCAAGTTAAGTATAGCGACAAGAAAGCATTAACAAAAGTACACGAACTATCAGAAGCATTTCAATACTATTTGCTAAAAGCATCAAACAACTTAGCTGTAGAAAAAGGCAAGTGTGAGTATTTTGACCGTACTAAATATAGCGATGGGGTACTACCCATTGACACGTATAAGAAGGAGTTGGATGACGTATGTTCAATAACATTAAAATATGATTGGGAAACTCTTAGAACAGCCATTGTTAAAGACGGGTTACGGCACTCAACGTTGTCCGCACAAATGCCTTCAGAGAGCAGTTCCATTGTGTCGAACGCTACCAACGGAGTCGAACCACCTAGAGGGTTCTTGTCCATTAAGAAGTCGAAGAAAGGGCCTCTTAAACAGATTGTTCCGCAATATACTACACTAAAGAATCACTATACTTTATTATGGGATATGCCAAGCAACGAAGGGTATATCAACATAGTAGCAGTAATGCAAAAGTTTTTTGATCAGGGTATTTCAGGTAACTGGAGTTACAACCCTACACACTTTGAAAACAACGAAGTGCCAATGAGTGTGATGTTACAAGACATGTTAACAACATACAAATTAGGTTGGAAAACAGCATACTATCAAAACACTTATGACTTCAAGTCTGATCCTAGCGAGGAAGAAGTTGAAGAAGCTAAGTTAGAAAGCCCACTTAACGGCTTTGAACCACAGATTGGACGTGCGGAATTTAACGGCACAGACGATGAGTATGAAGAATATTGCGATAGTTGTGCAATATAAATAAAGTACTTGACAAATAGACAAGACTAGTGTATATTATAAATACGCTATTAGAGGATAAAGAGAAACATGGCAAAGACAGTATTTAATCGTGAACAAATAGACTTCACAAAACAACATATGTTCTTCGGAGCAGACCAAAACACACAGAGATACGATACATTTCGCTTCCCTGTATTTGATAAACTTAACCAAACAATGCTTGGTTACTTTTGGCGTCCTGAGGAAGTGTCGTTACAAAAAGATAGAGCTGACTTCCAGAACTTTCGTCCAGAAGAAAAACATATTTTTACAAGTAACCTAAAGTACCAAACACTATTAGATAGTGTACAAGGAAGAGGACCATGTCTTGCTTTCTTGCCTCATGTGTCTTTACCAGAACTAGAAGGTTGTATTGTTACTTGGGACTTCTTTGAAACTATTCACTCACGTAGTTATACACACATTATGAAGAATGTATATCCTAACCCAAGTGAAGTATTAGATCATATTTTAAATGACGATGAAATTATTAAACGTGCAATTAGTGTAACTAAAAACTATGATGCGTTTACAGGTGCGGCAGACGCATTCATTCATCGCAAAGAAGGAACCATGCGTGACGTTAAGAAAAAAATGTTCCTTGCTATGATGAACGTAAACATCTTAGAAGGCTTACGTTTTTATGTTTCGTTTGCATGTACATTTGCATTTGGTGAGCTAAAGAAAATGGAAGGCTCAGCAAAGATTATTAGTCTTATTGCTCGTGATGAAAGTCAACACCTTGCACTAAGTTCACACGTTCTTAAGAATTGGATGCGTGGCGATGACGATCCAGAGATGGCTAAGATTGCAAAAGAGTGTGAAGCAGAAGTTTATGAAATGTGGAAAGCATGTGTTAACGAAGAAAAAGCATGGGCTAAACATTTAATGAAAGACGGATCAATTATTGGTCTGAACGAAAGACTGTTAGGCGATTACGTAGAGTACATTGCTAACCGTAGGCTAAAAGCATTAGGATACTCAACTATCTTTGATGCATCATCAACCCAAAACCCGCTACCGTGGACACAACATTGGCTATCTAGCTCAGGCTTGCAAGTTGCACCTCAAGAGACAGAAGTTGAAAGTTATATCATCGGTGGGATTAAACAAGACGTGTCAACAGACAGTCTAAAAGGATTTAAACTATAATGCAAAAGGCAGACAACAACACAACAGTAGTATATTCAAAACCGAATTGTAGCTATTGTGTAAAAGCAAAACATCTATTAAAAAACAAAGGCGTAGAATTTATTGAAATGATTATTGGTTCAGATATTTCTCCACAACAGTTGATGGAAGAATTTGAAGTAAACAAACTTCCGATGCCACGAACTGCTCCACAGATTATATTCAAGGGTAAGTATATGGGTGGGTATCACGAATTAGAAAAACACTTTAATGAATCTGGAGAATAATATATGTTAATCGAAGCACCTTATAAAAAAGACGACATTGTCACTATTAAACTTATGTCAGGCGAAGAGCTTGTAGGTAAGTTTGAAAAAGAAGATGATAAACAAATTCAACTTCATCACCCGTTGACACTAGTTGCTAGTGAGAAAGGCATTGGGTTACAACAGTTCTTGTTTACAGCAGAAGTAAATAGAAGCTATACTGTTAAGCATACTGCTATTTCTTTATGTGTACCTACTGCAAAACAGTTTGCTGACGCATATCAAAAGCAAACATCACCAATCATTAAAGCACCTGCAGGATTAGCCGACATCATTAAATAGCAGATAAATACTTTGTAAGAGGAGTATTAATATGCCAGAAATGATTTATAGACGTATTCAAGACAATGGTAGCGTTGTTAACTTCAATGTTGACAAAGAAGGTACACCATTTATTATTGTTACATATCTAGGAAAAGAAACAAGAGTTCACGGTCCACAAGCCGCACTTGATAAAAAGTTTGCGGGTGGAACACCTAAGTATGTTGATGACACAGTTGATGCCAAAGCAGTAAAACTTGAAACAGCCTGTGATGCTACAATGGCAACTGCAACAGATGCCTGTGCAGTTATGGGTAGTATTGGATCGTTAGCATCTGATGTTGAAACAGCTATATCAGCCGCTGAAACAGAAGAAAAAATTAACGAGTTACTAACTGAGTCTATGGATGTGGCAGGCGAAGCAACTGAAAAGATATCTGAAATCAATACTAACATTACAGATGCAACAGCTAAGACAGAAGAAGTTAATGCTCTCATCGAACGTTTAGAAGCAATAGAACTTGACGACGATACTCCAGACCCGCAACTTTACACAGTAGCAAGAGAAGAATTAGAAACTGCCTTAGACAACTATATTAATGGAGTGTCTGAGACAATGAACGATCTAAATGAAGTACTAGGCGATGAAGCAACAGACGTTGGTCAAGAGATTAACGATGCGTGTGCAGTAGTATCAGAAAACATTGGAGCATGTCAAGGCGAGCTAAGTGCAATGGTTGCCGCAGTATCAACAGGTAACTGTAAAGGAATAACAAAAGCACTACAGAATACAAAGTTTACACCTAGTGGACAAGCAGGTGAGATTAAAGAGAAAATGAAAAGCGATGTTCCAGCACAAACAAGAACTATACAATCAAATGGTACTATTGTTAACTGGAATATTGATAAGAAGAAACCATTCAGAGATGTTATGCACCAAGGTAAGCTAACAAGAGTTTATGCTACAACAGAACAACTAGACAAAGCATTTCCTGAATCAATATTGGTAGCAGTATAATGCCTGAAATACCTAAAGTACAGTTAAAAGCTAATAGTCAACTTGTTAACTTTAATGTTAATACTAAGTTGAATAGTACTATTAAAAATATAAATGGCGTAGACACAGAAGTGTTTGGTGACCCTTCAATGATTGCTGAACGCTTTCCTGATATACCAGAAGCGGCTGTGGAAGGCTTTGAGATACCTGATCCAACAGCAGACTTACCTGTAATACCATCTTCGCCAGGAGCCCTTATACCAGATTCAATTAAAGACGCTACTGCTAACAAATTAGAACTAGCTAAACAATCAACAGCAAGTGCAAGTGCTAAGATAGGTAGTTTGTTTACTAGCTTTGCTGGTTTAGATACAAGAAAGATATCTGAACTTGCATCATTAGGAGAACTAGAAGCAAAGATTCATAACGCTAAAGTATTACTTGGTGATGTTGATGCAACATCAGAACCTAAGTCAGCTAAGCCAAGCGACAAGCCTGCTAAGTCATTACAGGTACAAGAGGGTGGCGGCATTGTTAACTTTAATGTTAATAAGAAACTTCCGTACAAAGATGTTATGTATGATTACATGAGCGAAGGTTTAAAACTGTACAGAATATACGGTACACAAGCACAACTAGATTCACAATTTCCAACAGGGTCAGCATAGATGGGACAACCAATAGCAAGAATTGGCGACAGGACACAAGGTACTTGTTATCATCCTAGTCATCCACCTTTAGACATTGGTGGTACTATTATAACAGGTAGTCCAAACGTGTTCACTAACAACATTCCTACAGCAAGACTAGGAGACCTAGTTGAAACTGACTGTGGACACATAGGTAAAATTATAACAGGATCAACAGTTGACATTACTAATGAATTGCTTACAGCAAGGATTGGAGATGTAATTGATACAGATGCTCCTTACAAAGCAGTTATTGTTACAGGTAGTACAGATGTATCAGGCGATCCACAAGCAACAGCAGAAGAACAAGCGAACGCAATAGGCAACGTAGTTGCACAAGCAATGGGCTTTGAAAAGGTTACACTTGATCCAGTAGAAGCCGCAGACATTATTATTGGTCGTAAGATTGAAAGAGATAACGGAGTTGATCCGGATACAACAGAAGCAGTAGAATATGGCGATGGTGGTATTCCAACTGCTAGACGTGGTAATGAAAGTCCTGTACTTACAGGTGGATCATCTGGAGTAACAAACACAGCAGGACCACAACCAGCTCCAGCAAGTGCGGCAGTAGTAAATGCTCCGGCTGATGCGGCAGTAGAAGAAGTTCCAAGTAAACAACCATCAAACGCAGACGGACAATTTGTTAAATGGTTGCCACACGTTGACAGTAGAGTGAAACCACAAGTTGTAACAGGATTAGAAAGAGTATCTAGAGAGATGGGTTTCCAATTAGTTTGTACTAGTGGATACAGAAGTCCAGCATACAATTCAAAAGTAGGTGGATCTAAAAAGAGTCAACACATGTTAGGCAACGCTGTCGATATTGTTCAAACAGGACTAACAACAGCACAACGTCAACAGTTCATTCAAGCGGCTATTGACGCAGGGTTTACTGCAATTGGCATATACAATACATTCACGCACATTGACATTAGAGGTGCAAAAGTGGCTTGGGGTGCTAATGGAAGTAGAACAGGCCTACCAAAATATCCATGGGCACAACAGATACTAGGTGCCAACGGATACGCCACTCGTTAACTCACTTTTACTAATAATGCACTCAAAGATAGCATAAATAAGTGCTGAAGACTCTCCCGGAGTCTTTTTATTTGTAATATAGATAAGGATATAATAAAATAAGATGAAAAAAGTAACGATGGTGTTAGCCGTCTTGTTCGCAACTCTTGCGACAGGAACCTTGGCTGACGATGCAGGTCTCGAAAATAGAGTAAAGGCCCTTGAAAGTAGTATGCCAAATCTACCCGCTGGACTTTATGTCAACGGTGAGATTGAAGGTATATATGACGATAAAACTTATGACTCTGGTTGGGACTCACGTGCTGAATTGCAAGTTGGTATTAGCCAAGACTTAGATATTGACAAGAACATGCTTAACCTTAACTGGGTTGGTGCAACTATGACGTATGATAGTGATTATGCGTTAGATAGTACTCTTGACAATACTATTGTTGAAAAGCAATTAGGTTTTGGTAATAACTTTGCAACAATCTATGTTGGTGAAACTGATGCACAACGCATTGGCTTTGCAAAAACATCAAAGATTGGAGCACCAATTATCATTACTGAATCAAGTAGTAGGTTGGATCATAACGAAAAGACTGTTTTAGTGTTAGGCGGATTTGAAAAAGAAACTGAATTCGAATTTGACGCATACAGACTTAAAAGAGAAAAGCCATGGGGTGTTGTAGTTGGTTACGATAACAACGAAGACTCATTGTATGCAAGTGCAACAGTTAGCTTATTAGGTTTAGCTGATGTATCATACATGATCATTGACACAACTGCGGCAGGTTCAGCAAGTTACACAACAGACACTCGTCAAGAAGGATACGCTATTGGCGGAACACTTCGTAGATGGGATATCCCAATGCAATGGGGTGTTGAGTTGTGGGACGACAAAGACACAGGTCTTGCAAGTGATGACAGAATCGATATGGGTGTAATGTATAATGTTACTCCAGCAACTTATGTCACTGCTCATAGAACTATGAATGATGACTTAGGTTACGATGGTAACTATTACGGTGTTGTTCATAACGTGTATGCTAACTATGATGCTGGCAAACGTTCTGATAAGCAAGATGGATTAGAGATTGGTTTATATCTACACGATAAGAGTGGAACATCAACTATCACTGGTGCAGATTATGCTGATACAACATCAATCCTGGGATCTGTGAAATATAAATTCTAAACCACATTTAACACGCCTTAAATGCTATGATAGTAAATAAAAGCGTGTTAAACACAATAGGAGATAATTATGTCACAACATCACGAAGCGATTAAAGCGGCAATGGAATCATACTTAGCTGAAAGCGAGTCTTTCGAAACTAAGGGTGTTAAAGCGTCCGCGGCGAGAGCAAGAAAAGCACTAGGCGAACTTGGTAAACTTACTAAGGCAAGACGTGCTGAAATTCAGGAAAAAAAGAACTCAATGTAGTTTATAATATAGCACGGCCTATGAAAGGGTCGTGCTATTTTTTTGGCTTAATTTTGACGTAAAGCTATAAATACACTATACAACAATAGCAATACTTAACATTGTTATATTAAGGAAATAATAAACTTATGAGCGATAGAATACATGGCATTCTAAAGTGGTTTGATGCGAAAAAAGGTTACGGATTTATTACTCCGGAATCAGGTGGGCAAGATGTGTTTGTACATGTCAGTGCTTTTAATGCCGCATCGATTACTAATATCCAAAACAAAATGATGCTTGAATTTGAAATGGTTGATAACCGTGGACGAATGATAGCTGGCAACTTAGCAATACCCGACAGTTTCAATAGATAATTAACGTGAGGCTTGTTTAGCCTTTAACGCCGCTCTCTTCTTCTCAGCTTCAATTGCTTGTCTAACTTTTCTTCCCCAAGGTAGTTTAATTGTTTCTATAATTGCTTTACCTTTTTTACTGATATACTCAACACCAATAAACATATCTTTGAAATCGCTTTGTACTGATTTCACTGCTCTTGATAGACTTAATTGTTCTGTATCTTTCTCATCACCTGCTTCATTCCAAAAATGGAACTTTCTCATTTTAGCCATAAAGACCTTTCTTTTAGTTTCTACTTATTAAATATAGACATGAAGTGTACTAAAGGCGACTTAGCCCAAATCATATATTCAGTACGTCCTGAGAATATTGGACGAATTGTCAAATGCGTAGAGTATATTGGTAAATTCAAACAAGGAGAACAGTTTGAGTTTAGAGGTATGCCTTGCCAATGTCCTGTTACAGACCACTATTGGTGGATTGAAGCAGAAGACCTATCAAGTTTATTTGGACCTAGCCCAAGAGCATATATTGCCGACAGTTGGTTAGAACCTTTAAAGAATCCAAATCAAAAATCTAAAGAAAAAGAAAAAATACCGGTTGACATAGCCGCATAATGAGTGTATAAATATAGCTGTAACGTTGAAGCAATTCAAACGCTATACAGGACTCGGGGGCAGTACCCGACGCCTCCACCATAAACACATGAGAGTAGATACACCTGCTTTTCTGTGTATAGGACAAGACCTCGAAAGGGTGCAAGTCGTGTGTTTATGATGGGGGCGAACTAGGATCGACTGGTAGTTAATAGAGTTAGTGGAGTTTCCCGGATCTAAGCACGGTTATCGCGAAGAAAACTATAGACGCAAACGAAAACTTTGCTCTTGCGGCCTAGTAATTAACTAGGTTACGGGGTTGGCAACTTACCTGGCAACAGAAAAGTTGCGTTTTTTACTATTGGGGGCAATGTGAAAGAACCAGGGCAAACAACACAAGATGCTATTAAAGATCTAAGGATGGTTATAATATCTTTAGGAATAACATTCTCAGTACTAACATTCCTTGAACCTAAAGATCCAGAGACAGTAGCTTTTTTAGTTGGCCCTCCTAGCTACATAATACTCCGTTGGTTACAGTTACAAAATATTATCTCATAGACACAGCCTATTAGACTTTGTGTTTTTTCTGTGCTATAATAATTTAAATATAGCATAAGGAGATATCATGCCACCACGTAATCATAAGAGTTGGTTAGCACAACCAAACGTAGAATCAATTAGCAGTTCAGCATATAACGATCCAGAAGTATTTGCACAAGAGCAAGAACGTATCTTTTCAAAGGTATGGGTGCCAATGTGTCATATCTCAGAGATGTATAACAAACTAGACTACCGAACAACACAGATAGCAGGTGTTAATGTTATTGCATACAACACAGGCGATGGTGTTCGAGCATATCGTAACTATGGCAGTTGGGCACCTAGTGGTACGCTAGGAGCACCTATTGTAACTGTTGAACCACAGTTGCATTGTGAAGTAAAGCACGGAGGTATGGTATGGGTAACACTAGATCCTAATCCAACGCAAAGTGTAGAACAATGGACAGCAGGTGCATTTGATTGTATCGCTGATGCTATTGACACAGAAGAAATGGAAGTGTTTCATTATCATAAGGCAGTAATAAATACCAACTACAAGTTATGGCATGATACTAACAGTGAATTCTATCACGACTTCATGCACTACTTTAATAGAGTAAGTGGATTCAACGATGAGTACTTCGCACGTAAAAATTTACCTTTTGATAATGGGCATGTTAACGTGTCTAGTTTTACTGTCAACTATGAGGAGTACGAGGGCTTTGAAGATAGAGGAGAGTTATCATTTCCAAACTTGCCGCCCAATCAATGGTACATGGTCGATTTGTTCCCCGGCTTCAACTTTAACCTTCGAGGCTCCGCCTACCGTAGTGATTCAGTTACTCCCCTAAGTTGTAACAAAGTTCTTATTGAGTTTAGAGGTTACGGACTACGCAAAGATACACCCAAAGAAAGACTAACACGTATCAAACATCACAACAGTATATGGGGACCGTTCGGACGTAACCTACACGAAGACCTAATTGGTGTAGCAGGACAAGGAACAACAATGCGTGAAGGCACAGAAGCACGTAACATACTTCATGGTAGACATGAAAATGGAACTATACATGATGAAGTAGGTATGCGTCATTACTATTCAGAATGGGGCAAGTATTTGGATGTTGACCCGTATCAGTAAATTGGTAAACTAACTCTTGACATAATGTTAACTCTGCGTTACAATAGTAGTATTAAAGTAAAGTAGAGGTAACATTATTATGACTATGAGTTTGGTACGTGGAATGACTTCCCTTAATACTAAGAAACGTAAAGCTACCAAGATGACTAAAGGCAGGCTCGAACGTCTTGTCAAAGAGCATCGTGAACATAATAAGTCCATGAAACGTATTCATGCACACAGTAATATAATGACATTTGATGAATATGTTGAATACGTAAGTGGTAACTTTAAACCCAAAACAAAAACATCTACTAAGGCATGGACTTGGGAAGGTCCAAAAGTACGTGAAACAGAACACATTCCTAGTCGTGTTACTAAGGATAGTTTCGCTCCAGCAACCAAAAAAGAATCTATGCAATACACAGGTGAACGTAAACTTGTAGGTATTGCTATGATGCATAAAAGTAACTTGGTTCCTGTGTTTGCAGATGACGATGACAAAACAGGATCAAAACAAGCAACTGAAATCGCACAGATGAGGAGAAATTAACATGCTCGAAATAATTGGTTTTGCATTTGTAATTCGATTATTGAACGCACAAGATTTGTTAATGATTTGTGTGTCAGGCTGTAGCTAAACATTTTGGTAAACAAAAGGTTGACCATTTGAATTAATGGTGCTATAGTATAAACATAATTAACAAATAGGCAAAATAGGAGGCTTATAATGAAGGCGATAATGAAACTAGCAATGGCAGGTACTATTGTATCCATGTTGGGTGCTTGTTCAAGTATGACAACCATTGCAGAAAGAGACACGTATGCACAACCTAAGTGGTATGCATCATGTGCCCAAGCAGGAACCGAAGGTTGGTTCTGGTGGAAAGAAGAGTATGCATATGCATGTGGGGCAGGAGAAAGTATTTTCCAACAAGCCGCAGAAGAGCAGATGTATGCTATTGCAATGAATAACTTTGCAAAACGTATTAATGGTAGAGTGAATAGTGAAACAACTATGAATTTTACAAATGATACTAAAGATACAAACACATTTATTTCGTACAAGGTAAATGATACGGCAATTACACAACACCTTGAAGAAGAAAGATCAACGTTTGTATATGCAGGTAAACAGTACACCTTTGTAAAACTAAGAATGCCAAAGGCAGTATTTGATTCACTCGTAGCACAATCAAAGAGTCAGTAACATGAGAATACTCCTGTTGCTTGGCCTAATCCTCGGAGTGTCGGCTTGTAGCACGACACCTCCTATAGGTAAAACTCAGATGCAGTATTGTGAAACAGATCAAGTCATTAAAAAATCTAATGATAAAACTGTTAGTAGTGAAACAACATTGACATGTTCAGACAGCCCAGTGAAGAAGTTAATTCCTCCCAAGATGGGGTTAGGAACAAACTGTAGAGAACACTGGTATTCCGTTAATATTAATGGCAAGATGGTTGAAAGAAAAGGCTATGCTTGTTTATTCAAAGGAAAAGATTATGAGAGCTCTCGTTGGTATATTGTTGATAGCCCTTACTAGTGCATGTAGCACAACTGGCTCTGACGTAACAACATCACAAACATCTAATGCAAGTGTACAGTCAACATATCAGCCTAATAACGGATATGTTAATATATTAGTAAACGTTACTAAATGGCATTGGTATAGACTTCCAACTGAAGACCGTATGAAACAAGAACGAGCATTGTTCTTTGCACTAGATAACTCTGAAAACGGACAAACAACTAGTTGGTATAACAATACTACAGGAACAAATGGTGTAGTACAAATATTATCTACATTCCCACAAGGGTCAGGTTATTGTAGAACTGTAGTGACACGTTTACACTACAAAAGTAAAGAACGAATCTTCAAAGAAATTGCTTGTAAAGAATCAGGACACCCAGGTTGGCGGTTTCAAACTTAAATAGTAACTTAATTAACAATAAAAAGGCAGGTAAATAGTGTATACAAAAGGAAACCATATGTTAATAGGAATACTAACTTTTTTATCTGCTATATCTATATCAGCAGTTGCAATATATTACTCCATAGCAGGACTAGTGGCTATCTTTGCCGCGGCCGCTATACCTATTATGATTATGGGCGGTGTACTTGAAGTTGGTAAACTTGTTACCGCAGTATGGTTACACAGGTATTGGCAACAGGCAACATGGTGGCTTAAAACTTACCTAAGTGTGGCTGTGGTTGTACTCATGTTTATTACAAGTATGGGTATTTTTGGTTTCTTAAGTAAAGCTCACATCGAACAAACAAGTGCAGGCGAAGAAAGCATTGCAAAAGTTGAACAAATTGAAAATGAGATTGTAAGACTTAATGCAGTTATTGATAGAGCTGATGGCAAAATTAAAGCATTAGAAACTAGTGGTTCAGGTAGTGATGCTAATATACAAGCACAGATTGATAAAGAACAGGATCGTATCGACAAAGCATTTGATCGTATCAAACCTGCTATCGAGCAACAGAACAAAATTATTGACGATGCTAGAGGTACTGACTCAGCACGTACTAAACCTTATGAAGAACAACTTGCAACTATTAGTGCAGAAGTCCTTCGTTTAGAAGCTAGTGCAAGAGAGTACGAAGATAAGATTGCATCACTAGAACAAGACACAAGTGCAGTACAACCATTATTAGATAGTATTGATACTATTGAATCAGAAATTATTCGTGTTACTAATCAACTACAGTCAACAGAACAAAGCGAAGTAAGAGCAGGCCAGGCTATCATTGGCGTAAGTAGTGATGGACTATTTGGTGGCAACACTCGTTCAGCTCTTGCTAAATGGGTCAAAGCTCAACGTGACAGAATTACACAAATACAAAATGATGTATCTCAACTACGTACTGATGCTAAGAAAACTGTTGACATGGAACGTTTCCGTTTAGGTAAAGTAATCACAGATATTCGCACAGTACAGATACCAGCATTAAAAGAACGTGAACTTGTAATGCTAGGTAAGATTGACGAAGTACGTCAAACTGAATCACCTGCTATTGCAGTAGCAAGAGATGAAATACAAAGACTACGTGAGAGTGCAGAGGCACAGGTAGTTAACAGCCAAGCATTAATTGAACGCCTACGTGGCCAACTAGCTGACACAAGTAATGCAGACGACATAGATACGGCTGTAGACGAACAACTACTAAAAATTAAAAATGCTGAAAAAGAATTAGATATTATTATTGAAGAAAAGTATGCACTAGAAGGCGAGTACCGTCAACTAGAAGCTGAAGTAGGACCTATCAAATACATTGCTGAATTTGTTTATGGCGAAACAGCCGATAACAATATGCTTGAAGAAGCAGTACGTTGGGTTATTATAATTATTATATTTGTATTTGATCCGTTAGCAGTATTAATGCTTATTGCATCACAGTATACATTCCATTGGGTAAATGGTGGAAGTACAGGTGGAGGCGGCCGCCCAAAGTCAGACGAGGACGAGCCACAAGACGATCCTGAGTTTGAAGATGTTAGCCCAGAAGAACTAGCAGAAGAAGAACGTAGAGATTACGAACAAGCAAGAGCCCAAGCTATTGCTGACAATGTTCCACCAGACTTTGAAAAAGAAGAAGAACCAACTAAGAGTGAACATAGTGATCAATTATTGTTATTCCCAGACATTGACCCAGAACCTGTAGTACCTACAAAGATTGAAACTCCTGAAGTAGTTGCTGACCCTAATCAATTAGAGTTTGACTTTACTACAAAGCCTAGTCAAGAAGAACTTAATAACGAAATGATTGAAACAGACGATCTAGATAAATGGAATGACTGGGTTGAAAAAGCAAATGAAGAAGCAGAAGCTAATCCAGAAATTACAACACTAGGTGAAGGCGAACAAGGCACTAGACAAATCATAGGTCAAAAAAAAACTTCGTACATAACCAAAGTAGAAAACAAGCAAGTCAGACTGAAGACACAAGAATAAGACCTGACTTTACTGAAGTAATAGAACCAAACTATAAACAAAATTCAGAACAGAGCCAGAATAGTGTTTGGCAAACAATCCACAAGAATAAGTAATATTACTATGTCCGAGCCAACAGTAAACCTAATCACCTCACCCGACAAGTTATTGAACGGTAACCTTAGCTTCTTATTGCTTAATCCGTCTGTTACAGTTAAAGAACAATTTAACGATATGTTAAAAGAACTTTCAGACGAACCTATCAATTTGTATCTTTCGGAGAACGACAATGACATTGCATGGGTATTAGATGTTGCTCAAAGTGTTAACTATATTATTATTGATATTGATAATACTAAAGAGTCGCAATGGGTAATAGGACATTTGTTAAGTTTTGATAAAACATACTACTTGACAAACCAGGCAGAGATGCAGTATAATATACTTAATATCAATAGAGTTTATGATATTAGACAGATAGCAGAAGGAGAAAACTATTTTGTCAAAGTACAGCAACGACAGACCAAAGACGGGTCTAAGAGTAGAAGTGCGTAATGGAGACTTTGCAGGGGCTTTAAGAAAGTTCAAAAAGAAGATTGCATTAGAAGGCGTGTTGATTGAATACAAAGAAAAACAACACTATGAGAAGCCAAGTTTAAAGCGAAAGAAAGCCAAAGCGGCTGGACGGGCTAGACACTTGAAAGCGATGAGAGAACGTAATAAAGAACTAGGATTTTAAAATGAGTTTAAAAGCTGACCTTTGGTTTCCATCGATTGTATTTGCAGGTTATGTAGAATCAATTGATAGACAATCACTAAAAAATATTGCCCTTGCATGGCAAACAAAAGAACCTAACCTTGGTGGCAATAGCAATATGAATGGTTGGCATAGTCGCAGTATTGAGAATGTAAACTTAGTTGACCCTAACTATGTGTTTGCTCTTAATACGTTTGTAAAAGAACTAGATGCACAAATAGATTACTGTCGCAAAACTATGGGACTACCTGAATTAGAATTCCAAAACTTCTGGATTAACATTAATGGTCCAGGAGCATATCATACATTACACAATCACCAAGACGCTATGTTGAGTGGTGTATTTTATATAGACGTTCCTACAGAGAATATGGGCGACTTACAATTTTTTAGAGGCGATGATGCACAGTATTACATTCCAGATAACTTTGATGCATATAATACAATAACAAGTACAATGGCAACGTATCCTCCAAAAGACGGAATGATAGTAATCTTTCCTAGCTGGGTCAAACATCAAGTTAAATCAAACCAAAGTGACTTGCAACGGATTGCAGTCTCTTTTAATTACGGAGTTAAGAAGTGAGAATTGAACAAGATATTAAGTTAGACTATAAAGACGTACTGTTTAAGCCTAAGAGATCAAAATTAGAAAGCAGACGTGACGTTGACTTGACTCGAACGTTCAAGTTTCATCATGGTAATGAATGGAACGGCATACCGATCATGACAAGTAACATGGACGGCGTGGGTACATTCGAAATGGCAAAAGTAATGCAAGAACACAAAATGCTTACTATTATGAGAAAGCATTACTCTGTTGATGACTGGAAAGAACAGAGCCAAGGTGTTAAGATGAAGTACCTAAGTGTTTGTACAGGTACAGGAGTTATTTGGGATAAAGATGCAAAAGACTATGCTACTATGAAAGCAGTCTTAGAAATGTTTCCAGACATTAAATTTATTACAGTTGATGTTGCAAATGCTTATCATGAAAACTATGCAGACTTTATTGCACGTTTACGTGATGCATATCCAGACAAAACTATTATTGCTGGTAATGTTATTTCAGCAGAGATGACAGAAGAACTTATTATCAAAGGTGCTGACATTGTCAAGTGTGGTATTGGTCCAGGATCAGTATGTACTACACGACTAATGACAGGTGTTGGTGTACCGCAACTATCAGGCATTATTGAATGTGCTGATGCGGCTAACGGTATTGGTGGACACATTATTGCTGATGGCGGTTGTGTGTATCCAGGAGATGTAAGTAAAGCCTTTGGAGCAGGTGCTCACTTTGTTATGCT